GTAATGCCAAAGACAGAAGGTTATGGAGCAACTGCACCAGCACCAAAGTCTGAAGAAGTTTTTCCTTCTGGGATTACAGAAGACGACCTTCCATTTTAAGGAGTAACCATGGAAAATAAAGAAAAACCAACAATAACAGTAAAGGTGGATGAAGAGGTAAGGTCTTATAATATAGAAGACTTATCTGAAGAGGCTAACAGGGCTGTTGCGGCACAACAGTTCTATCAGCAAACGATACAGCCACTTCTAGGAGAGCTCGTAAGACTTATCCAAGTGGGTGCTGAGGTTGAGAGAACCAACCTTACTTCATACCTACCAGAAACCTACAAGGTTATTGAGCAAGAAGAAGTTAAGGATAAAGAAGAGTCCTAATGACTGACGATATAGACAAGGGTCTTTCAAATTTTGAGAGACTCTCGGCTATTCTAGGCAAGGGATCGCTGTCTGGATCTCCGTGCACTGGTGGCATTTGCACAACAACCCTTGGAGATCAGAGGTGTAAGACATGCGGAAGGTATGAGGATGAGATCCTTGAGTGGAATGAGCTATCAGAGGTTGTTAGAAAGGGAATAAATATGAAGAACATTTCTCAAGGCTATGAAATAAGACAGACCTTTACAAGCAAACCAAAAGACGAAGAAGAATGACATCATCAGATGCTTTTAAAAAAGATCTGGCGGTTGGGCATGAGATAGAAAACAAAATATTAAACTCTTTAAGAAACAAATATCCATCGGCTGTTCTTGTCCCTGGAAAGTTTAAACCCTACGATATATTTGTACCAGAAAAAGACCTTAAGATAGAAGTCAAGGTTGATTACAAGAGCCAAGAGACTGGAAACATTCTTATTGAACTGTTTATGTTTAATAAACCATCAGCACTTCTTACTACAGAGGCGGACTTCTGGATTATAGAAACTGGAATCCAGATGCTTTGGATAACGCCAAAAAAAATTATAGAGTGTATTATGATTAACAACATAAAGTCTCAATCAATACTTGGAAGAGGAGACGATCAAGAAAAAATAGCATGTCTTATTCCTATCGACATCTTTAAAAGATACACAATTTGACAATCATGCATTAATAAATTACAATGTTTACATTATTAATTAAATAGGGAGATAATATGGACATATATCCAAACGCATTACTGGTCTTTAATGAAGACACTAAACACGGAACTGTTGAGTGGAGATGGAAAACAGAAGGGGACCCATCACCAGCATACAAGTCTTTGAACTATAGTTGGTGGACACCAAAGAAGTCAGACTTTCAAATACTAACAAAACTTGATGCACCAAAAAGGCAAGAAGCAAAAGATGAGATCTGGGGCAACATGCAAGAAGAGATACAGTATTTTAAAAGGCTGTATAAACTACACAGGGATAACAAGAAGGCGGCAAAAAATGAAGCATGATACTTTAATTATAATTTCTGTAATGGGTATGCTTTTATGTGCGGCAGTACTGGTTCTGTTAAATGGATAACATAACAAGAAGGTGCGTTGCTTTAAACGAAGCAAAGAAAAGAGCTAAAGATCCAGAGTTTAAAAAACTTTGGGCTTTGAAACTAAGAGAATTATTAAATGGACCAAAAAGGATTCAGAATGAATACATGGAAAGAAGCAGTTACTGAATACTATAGGTTCAATAAGATGGGTAAGAATGACTTTACCTATCGAAAATATTTTGATCCACTCTTCGATGGAGTTGATCTTAAGGATATTACTAAAGAACATATCGTGAAGGCGAGATCGGGAATAAAGAAAAGTCCTGGTACCGTTAACAGATATTTAAACTACTTCAGGGCTGTGCTTATGTACGCCTACGAAGAGTTAGGGTGGTTGGATACCAAGCCCATAATCAAGAGAGTAAAGGAAGATTCTAAAAGAATTAAATACTTTACCATTGATGATATAAAAAGACTGCAAAGGGAGCTCCCCTCTCACTTGCAAAAGCCTTTTATATTTAGCCTCCTAACTGGGGTGAGGATGTCCAACTGCTTTAATCTTAAATGGGATGACATAAAAAAAGACCAGATAGCTATAGATGGTAGTGAAACAAAGAACGGAAAGAGTCTCTGCGTTCCATTAAACAACAAATGCAGAGAGCTCCTAGGATCAATTAAACAACAGGGTCCTTATGTTTTCACCTACTCAGGAAGAAAAATGAACAGAGCCTCTAACACTGGCTGGTATAACGCATTAAAGAAGTCCAACCTAGAAGGTTTTAGGTGGCATGATATAAGGCATACTTGGGCTACTCACCATGTGCAGAACGGAACACCGCTTCACACATTACAACATCTTGGTGGTTGGTCAGACTTTAACATCGTCAACAGGTATGCACATCTGTCAAAAGATTATTTGAGCGATGCTTGTGAGGTAAGTAATACTCTGATATCTTAGTTTTACAGCGGGGTTAATAATCTTTGTCATATTTCCCCCTACTAGTATATGTACTTATTAGTCCCGCTTCTTTTTCCTTTTCTCAATTCTATCTAAACCATCTTGCAGTATCTTATTATATCTGAGATGTATTTTGTGCTTATCTTCATCTATCTGATCTGACAATCTTGAATACCTTGCGTAATCCTTTTCTCTTAAATTCATAATTGTCTTTTCTTTCTGATTTAATTTTCTAAGTTCTTTGTCTGCTCCTTTTACAGCTTTGTCTAGCTTAAGATATTCTGAATCAAACCCTGTTCTTTCTACATAGTCTCTTAATGCAGCCTTGTTGCTATCTTTCTTATAGCTTATATATTCACTAGCTTTTTGAGATATAAGTTCTTTCTTTTTGTAAAAGTTGCCTGCATCAACATAGTCCATTGGATCTGCCGTAAGAACCCTGATAAATGGAACCTCATTTAGCTCAATGCTTTCGTTTGTTCCTTTTGTGAGGTTGTTGTATATCTTTCCTGATATTGATGCTGTTCTTTCAGCCATGGTATACATACCACCGAGATAGGACTGCAAGTAGAACTTCATTTTGTCTGGGCTGAAGTCAGCCATTCCTTTATCGAACTTACCGCCACCAGTAGCACTGTTAATCATCATTGTAAATTCTCTATAGAACTCATTGGTGTTTCTAAGTTTTCTTGATGACTTGGGAATTTCCGCAGTTCCTGGGTACTGTTCTTTGTAGACTGGTGCTCCCGTCCACTTTTCATTTACTCTGGATTCATAGAATGGCTTAGCTATCGATGGGACTGCTGTTTTTAAATAATCTATTCCCTGATCTTGAGAATAACCTATGCCTACTGGGGAGAATGCTCCAGATATTATTCCAGCCATATCCTTGCTCATTTCTACTGGCGTTCTTTTTTGGTATCCAAGTATTGGTTTGCTTGCCACCTCGGTTCCCATTCTTCCTAGATTATAGAATATGTTATATCCATATGGCAAAGGAATAGCTAACGCAAATGGCTTGCCATTAACGGTATATCTTCTGCTGTATTTATTAAATTTAACCTCGCCATCCTGAAACTTTACGCCAGGTATTGGTATAACCATGAATCTTTCTTTTTCGTGATCTGGTATCTTGTCAATAAGGAGTCTTCCATCCTCGTCCTCATCTGATACCAACATTGAGTACATTTGCACAAGTGCACCAAGACCAGTAAGACCGCCCATTATATTTTTTGCAGACTTTGAAACCCCGCTCCAAACAACTTTTCCATCCTCAAATCCTATTGGGTTCATTCCTCTAAACATGTTTACAGAACCCTGAACAGATGCGTTTGCAAAAATATAAAGTGCGTTAACTACAGGTCCAAGTTTTCCAGATCTATTAAAGTTTATAGTTAGGTTCTTTGCCAGAACCGCGGCATCATCGAAGTCTTGTTTGGATGCTTTCTTTGTACCGCCAGCGGCGTTAATGTATTCTTTAAAGACAGCAAACCTTGCAGTATTTTCAATAGCATTGTTTATGTTCTCAACCATTTTAAATGTTGAGTTATAAACCTTCTTAGCATTTACCTTTCTCTTTCCAGAGTGAACTAAAGAAAGCTCCTCCATGGCTTTTGCTATTTGATCTATGTCTTTGGCATTCACATAACCAGTCTGACCTCCAAACTTCTGGAACGCATCAAAGAGTGCAAATGTTTCTGGATCTTTTTCTTGTAGGCTTTTGGTTACATAGCCATCCTTAAGTTGCCTCATTGTCTTGGCTATATTGTTTGGCTTAAACGCCTTTGCTAGATCTAGGTTCTGTGCTCGCCCGCCCTCTATCTCTTGTTCTTTTAGTAGATTAAAGTACCCAGTTTGGTAATCCCTAAAGAAGTTTCCAACAATAAATTCTGGGGCAAGGGATGTATATAGGCTTGACAGCGTTCCTGTTAGCCCTCTCATAACGCCAATTGACCAATGCATGCTGTTATTTCCCCAAGCATCTAATCCCTTCGCCAGTCTCTCGTCTCTTATAACAATAAACTTTTGTTTGCCGTTTTCTTTAAATCCTATCTTAGATTCCCTTCCATCCCATTTATGAGGTCTTTCGTTTCTTTTTACACCCCTAACCTGCCATAGCTTTTTATCTGGGAATGTATTAACAAGCTCAGCCAAGGATTTGTCTATGAAATTCTTTTCTCCCCGAACCACAGCCGACTGCCTTCTTATAACAGCCTGTTCTAGAGGTGGTCCTGACTCAGAGGTCCTTCCTTTAGCTTCCATCACCTCTCTTCCAAAGACACTTATTCCACCACCAGTTGCTCTTGGTGAGTTGTCTTCAATAGTTTCAACAGAGAATCCAACTAGTGGTACATAGTATCTATATGAGCTATCCCAGTCCTCTAGGGTTTGTTCGTCTACAAGATCCTGATCTCTGTATATGTTTAATGTGTCCTGCTGATACGATTCAAATAGCTTGAATGCATCTAAGAGGTTCTTGCCCTTTTCATTGCTTGCACTTGCCTTGTTTGTCTTTTCATTAAACTTAATTCCAAGAGACTCAAGAGTCTCAATCGCTTTATCTGTTTTTATTCCAGATCCGCTGTCCTGATATTTTGCTAATACATTTTTTCTTTTAGTAATCTTTCCTTTAAGAACAGTTCTTTTTCCCTTTTCTGTTTCAGCAAGAAGCTCAGCCTCAAGCTCGGGTATTTCTTTGTTGTATTTTTCATTGATCTTTTTATTTCTTTCTGGGGCGTGCAGGTTTTTGAGAAAATCGTTGAACTCTTCTCTTGTTATATTGACGCTATTTAAGAACTCAGATATTTCTGTGGTTGCCTCAACAGCCTTGTCCATTCCGTACTTAACCTTTCCATGATACACATCTGTTTTTCTTACAACAGATAGTCTTCTCATTTCTTTTGGACTAACTAATTTTCCTAGCTTTTCTTCAAAAGCTTTTAGCCTGTCTAGTTTATCTACAGCCTGCTCCTGAAAAAAAGAAAATGCTTGAAATAGTTGAGATGCATCGTTAGATGTCATTGTCTCGTAAATATCGAATTGAGATTCTTCTTCTGGTAGAACCTTTTTAGATAAGGTTGGTGGAGTTAGGTCTGCTTGTCCTGTGTAGTTTGAGTTGATTGATTCATCTCTTGTCCATCCGTATTTTTCTGAGAAGGTTTGGTCGACTTCATCAATTCTCTGTTTGAGGTCCCTGACGATATTCTCAACCCTTCTTTGAAGATCGGGTGAGATTCCTCTAATACTCTCAATGTAACTTTCGCCATTTTTATTTTTACTCCAGTCGTTAGAAAGATATCCTTCGCTGGACGCAAATTGTCCAAGGTCAACATCTTCGTTATTTTCAAATTGTACACCATCTAAAACATTGGTTACAATCTTTTTGAATTTTAAGTTTGGTATGTCAAGGTATGAGAAGTTAATTAGCCTCGCACCATTTGCTGTCCCTATAGGATTATAGTCCTTAATTCCTGACTCTTTTTCCATTGCCTCTGCAATCATCTGTGTTTCGTTTTCAGTTAATGGTCTTCCTATATTAATATCCATTCCATTTAACTTAGTCTTGGCTATTCCCTTTTGGAAGAATGGTTTGTGATACCCAATACCGTCCTGCTTTAAAAGTATTCCAATGGCTGCTGAGTATGCTTTTGCTAGGTCCTCTGCCGCAGGTTCTAGTTTTGCAAATTCAGTTTTAGGATCTGCCTTGTATATTTTTGTTAGGGCTATCTGTGTTTGTGATCCTGGGCTTACCTTGCCCTCAAAGAACCCTGGTGCCTCAACTATTCCAGGCGACAGTATTCCCAGGGTGTTGGCAATAAAATCCGATCCGTTTTCATCTTGCAGGGCTTTTGATATTGCAACATGGTATTCCTGTAACTGCTCGTATGGCACATTAAACATCTCAGGCATATGCCCTGATGTTCTTCCTGGTATAGACTCCCAGCTTATTTGACCTAGTGACTTGTCTAGTGCACTGGCATAATTAAACCCAGCGGCATTTACATCGGTCTTATCACCAATAGCTTTTTGTGCCGTCCATATAGCAGCCTGTACCTGTTGAGGTTCCCAACCAAGTTGGTTGGATATTTTTTGCACTTCGTTTTCTACAAACGTGTATTGTGCAGGTGTTGGGGCGTCAGTGTCAAAGCCAAATGCTCTCACCATCCAAACATCTACAGTTACTCCCTGTATTCTAGAAGGATCTATGACCCTCATAATGTTGTTATAAAATTCGTTGGTTTTTCTTCCGCTCCAGTCCTTGCCCTCAAAAACATTAGCTATTTTTTTGCTCGCCGTTTGAGGGAATCTTCCAGTCTTTACTTTTTCTCCAGCAATATATTGATAATAAGCTTGTAATGCGTAGTTGAAGTTTGTTTCTACTTTATTTCCTGGTGATGTTATTGCAATAACTTGTGCAAGTTTATCTGCGTCTTCTTTATTGTTGTTTGTTATATCCAGTAGAGCTTGACCGCTTTGCTCATACCAGAATCTTTGAGAGACTCCTTGCTCTGCAAGACCTCTCATTTTTCGTCTGAGTGCCCCTACCTTTTGTTTGGAGTCCATTCCTTCTGGAGCTCCCTTTACTTGACCTGTTGTTTTTACCTGTTCTAGTTCTGGTATTTCAGGTCGAACACGGTCCCCGTCTGTAGATTCTTCCTGTCCAACCAATCTTGCACTGGCTTCTGGGACGCTATCGCCTGATCTATCATTTTCAGCGTCTGTTCTTCTGTCTGAAACCTCAACACTTCGCTGGGCACTGGGTGTTTGAAAAGCAAGTTGTACTCTCTGAGCTTTCTTTGTAGTTCCGTCAATTGAAATTGCATCGTTCAGTTCCTCTATTAATTTTAGTGCTGTTGGAGCCTTCTCTTCTAGCAGTGATCTATTAGTATAATATAATTCATGAAGTTGACCAAATACCTCCGCCTTAATCATTCTTTCTTGGGCTGGAGTCATACTTCCATTCATTGCAATCATTTCATTGAATGGATATCTAAGCATGTTGCCGTCATAGTATTTGCCCTTCTGACCCTCATTAAACATTCTAAGAGCCTCTCTCATTACTTCTCCACCAGAATTATCTGCAATATCTAGAGCTCCCGTACTTTCGTTGTAGCTAAAGTTTGGTAAATTAAATAAAGGAGATTCTGCTGTTGCTGGCTGAAGTACATTAAGATTATCGCTAGGAGATCTTCCAATTGTAAAGTCTATATGATGTCCCATTTCATGGGCTATGGTTGATCTTAAATTTAGTTTAGACCCTAGCTTATTTGTAAAGTTTAATTCTGATATTCCAGAAATAGGTGAGAAAGATACACCCCTAAGTGTTGGCATATAGATACCATATGAGGCATCGAATGTTTTATATCTATTGTCTTTGGTATGAGCACCAAGAAAGTCAAGATCTGTAAATATATCCAGTGGCATTCCTGATTTGGTTAGATCTATAATTCCTTTAGAGGCATTTATACCCTCTTCGTTGTTTAAGTCCCTGAACCTGTAATACTTTTGTTCTCCAGATGGCTCTTCTAGGAATTTTTCTTCAAAGGTTCTTGTATCTATAATTAAACTTTTTGTTAGATCTAATTCCTTTTGATCATATGAGTCATTTCTTATCTGGTCTATATTTAAAGTTGGGTTAGTCGGCAAGTCTGCCTCAAGAAGGTTTATGTTTGCGTCAAGTCTTTGAGTTATTATTGGAGACAGGTCTAAATCTATTTCAGAAGTTAAGGGTCCTGCAACCTTCTTTTTCAATCCGCCTGATAGAGGGTCTTCAAAATTAAACTCTTCTTGTTTTTTTGCTGGAAACTTTAACTCAAGGGATTCTACATAGTCATCTGGCTGAGAAACTTCACCCTCTTCTCCAACTACCAAAGGCTTTCTAAAATCTATAAATGGCTGGTTAAAGTATTCTAATGCGATCACCTCATCTGCCGTCCACCCCTTGCCGTTGGTGTTTGGATCTAAAAGTATTCTTGATGCACTATCAATTGCGTTGTAGTTTAATTGTAAGTTGTTAACATTATTTGAAAAGTTTTCAATAAACAACTCAAGCTCGGGATTATCTTTTTGATTCCTTATAAGCGTTTTAACCTCATCACTGTATATAATACCCCCAGTGCTTCTAAACGCAGATATAGATCCAGCCGCAATAATAGATGAAAGAGTTGTGTGCCCAGCAATATCAACCAAGACCTCTGATACAGACCTTCCTTCATATAGAGGATTGTTTTGATTATCGTATGCGGTTTTTAGTTCTGACTCCAAATCAAACCAGACCGAGTTATGTTCTTGTAATAAGCTGTTAACATTTTCCAAGGTAACATCAGCCGCTACTGTCGCTAAGTCAAATTTTAATATATCTTTTATTGTTCCTTTACTCCTCGGAGAAAGGAATCTCATAACTGGAACCATTTCCGTTCCAGCCTCTAATATTCCATTTATGCTTGCATAACCAAAGGCTTGTTCGTGAGGTATTCCTTGCTGTCTTGCCTCAGAATAAGATGCTGCCGCTGTTTGCAAACCAAAGTATGTAAGCGTTCCTCCTGTTATAGCTGGGGTTGCTCTGCCACCAGAAAGATAATTTACAGCCATTCCAGTACCTATAACAGCAATACTTTCTACTGCACTAGATACAGAGCTCCCGTAGGGTCCAAGGTTGTTATCAGACCTCTTTTTTTGTATAGCCTTATCAATCTTTGCAAACTCTTTAATAGACTCTTTTTGTGCTATTGCAAGATTATCATCTACAGATTTTTTGTACTTTGCATCATTTTTATATCTATCTTTGGCTCTTATTTGCAGTTTCGCGTTGTAAAATTCTGCATATGCCCCCGCACCATAATCCCCAACCCCAAATTGAGCCTCGCCCTTTTTGTACTTTGCTGTTTCTTCTTCATTTACCAGACCTGCGGCAGAAAGAGCCTGCTCGGTTCTTTCTTTAAATGCAAGACTTTTTGTTATATCTCCTGCATAAAGCAAATTTTCAATGGGTGATTCTGGATATCTTTCTTCTGCTTCTTCTGAAAGAGTTACGAAAGGTTTTACAAAAACCTTGTTTATAAAACTTACAGCAGAACCTATTGGAGTTCCATCAAAGTCAGAAGGAACTGGACCCGTTGCTGTTTTTCTTAGGTATTCTTGTCTTAAGGGATCTTCAAAGTTAAAAGACTCCTTATCTTCATTATAAAATTCTTTAAACTTTTTTGTTTTGTAGTTTTGCGAAAATCCCTGTGCAAGATCTTGATTTTTTCCGAAGTTTATGGAGTTTCCAGAAGAAATCGCTTCTTCCATATTGACTCTTTTATATTTGTTATTTTCTAATATAATTTTTGGATATACTACCCAGTCATTATTTTGATCAAGGTCTGCACTCATAAGGTGAGTTTGTTTTCTTCCTTGTGAATCAGTAAGTGTTGGAGCGGGATAGTTTTCTGGATTTATAATCCTATCAACAAATTTTTTATTTTTGTTTTTTTCAAACACAGAATCAAAATTCTGTTCTTCTTGCGGTTTTTCAATATCAGGAGATCCCAATAAAGAGTTTTCTTTTTCTAGCTCCTCGTCAAGTCCGAGAGGGTTGTTGAAGTCAAATGTATCTGCCACACCTTAGTTTCCTATAGTTGAGTTTCTTTCTATAAAGGCTTCCATGAATGCAAGATACTCTGCATCGGTTGCATCTTCAAGACTTCTTCCATTATAAGCTCTTTCGTATTGAATAGATGCGTCTTGCTTGTATTTATTATAGACATCTGCACCGTAGCTATCCTCAAGAATTGCATCCACATAGGATTTTGTTTTATCAAATGATATGGAGACTGGTCCAAAGCCATACATTGCCTTTTGTCCTGGTAGTCTTTTTTCAAGTTGTTCAAAAGCAGCATATGAGTTTTCTACCTCACCCGAGAGTTTCTCTAAGTTTAAATACTCTTTATGGTATTGTGCGACTAAGGTGTCTGAGCTTTTTCCATCCTTATATTCATATTTTACGCCACCATAACCATCTGTTGTCTTTTGAATGTTTGATGTTGTTATTGAAAATGGCAAGCTGTTGTAAAGAGATTGAAGGTATACACTTTCTGGATCCGAATATTCCTCGTCAGCAAGATCATTGGCTTTTTTAAGTGCATCACCCAATATTTTTGTTCTTTTATCTTTTTGACTATTATAGATGTCTACTTTATTTTTCTTGTCGGTAGGCGAACCAGTAAGACTAATACTGCCTTTAGATGCTTTCATTAAGGAGTTAAATGTTTCAGGACTCTGTATTAAATACATAGCGAAGTCTTTCTCTGCTGAAACCTTGTCCACCATATCTGCAATAGAAACAACCTTGGCATCGGTGCCTTCCTGGTCTTCTTTTATAGTTTTTGCATACTGTGCCTTGTCTGGCATAAAAGTAAATACGTCTTCTGGCTCTGTTTGCCCTTCAAAAAGTACAGAATAGGTTCCCCCAACCAAGGAGTTTGCAGATTCGGGTATGGGATTAAAGTCCCCTGAAAGTTTTACTCCCTGTATCACTCCCTTTCTTCCGTCTTTTGCAACAAAATCTTTTCCCTTAAATGTGTCTAGACTATCCTTGTATATAACGGAAAGAACATCTGAATGATCTCTTGCTATGCCCTCAAAGTCACCAGACTCAAGTTGTGGGGTAATTTTTTCCCAGCCCTGCCAGTAACTATCATCTAAGTATTTTGTCCAGTCGATGTATGGTCTTACTTGTGTTAACGCCTCCTCAACATTACTTGCCCTTACGTCAATATCTATTGATGCATCTCCAGCAATTGCATATGCATTCATTAGGCTTTCGAAGGCTCTACCCCTTACAACATCATCCGTTTTTATTGCCTCTGCTGTTAGTTTATAGTCTGCAATCTCTAAATTCTTTTTGTTTGTTTCAAGAAGCAATTCTGCATTTTCTTTTCTGTTCTTTGCTTGTGCAATAAATTCATCTGTTTCAACCCTTGTTTTTTCTGCTCTTGCGGTTCTGAAATCTGTTTCAGATTTAATGCCTTCCATTCTTACATCTTGAGTAGATTTTTTTTCTTCCAATTCAAACTGATAGCTTTCTTGTCTAAGCTTTTCTGTTTTTAATCTTTCCTCGTCCAGGAGTTTATTCTGCTGCATTTCTGCAAACTTTGTATAATAGTTTAATCCCTGACTGAAACCTGTTCCAAATTCATTTGCCATTTTTAATCAAATAACTTCTTAAGAAGATACCCTCCGCCTATAATTAATGCTGCCCATGGTGCTGCTGCTGCTAATGCAGCCATTGCCCCACCTGACGCCGCTGCACCTCCAGCTGCCGCCGTTGCTGCCCCTGCACTTCCTGCTGCTGTGGTTGCTGCTGCACTTCCTGCCGCAGTTCCAGCCGCCGCCTTGCCTCCCAATAAACCTAGCTGTGCTGCTATTGGATTTGCTGCTGCTGTTGCGGCTGCCGTGCCTCCTGGAATTGGTGACATTAATGCACCACTTAATACTTTTGAAGCACCACGCTTTGCTAATAAGGATGCGGCTGTAATACCTCCAGCGGTTCCAACAACATTCATTTGAGCAGCCTTCTTCTGTGCACTAAGCTGCATATTTGCTATATCTTGCTGTGCTTCTAACTCAGCAGATCTTGTAAGACCCGCCAACGCCTGCCTCTTTTGCTCTCTTCCTATTCCTATTAATCCTTTAGCCACTTAACGCACTCCTTTGTGTCATTGCACTTCCTAGACCGCCAGACATTATCTGACTTCGTCTTTCTTCTGATCTCATTCTTGCAAAGTTTCTTGCCGCAACCAACGAAGATGTTTCCGATCTTTGATAATCTGCTTCTGGTGTTAGTCCTCTAGTCAACCCAAAGCCAGCTCTTCTTCTTGTTTCCTGACCCCTGGTATTAGCATACTGTCTTGCAACTGCTGATTGTGCTCTTCCTATCTCTTCTTGTTGTAGTTGTTCAAATCCCGTTGTCATTTGGGCTATTAGGTCCTGCTCTACAGGAAAGAACCTATTTAAATAATCTTGAAACTCTGACTCATATAGTTTTGCTAATGTGTCTTGTGCAGATTGATCACCTTTTCTATATGGATTTACATATAAGCTACCGTCATTAGGGTTGTAGGGATCATCATACCCATCATTTTGCATAAAAAATGCCATTATTATCCGATTCCTTTATTTTTACCAGGTGATCTTCCTGAGTAGTAGCCATAACCAAGACCAGCTGCTGTACCCGCGGCACCAAGAGCTGATGTATAGTCTCCCATTGATTCCTGGGCTACCGCCCTTCCCCTCTTCTGTGCAATATTTGCAACATCACCAAGACCAGACATAGCCTGACCAGCCTGTCCTTGACCCATGGCTATTATGTTTTCCATTCCTTGGTAGTATCTGTCGACCTGACCTGATAGAGCCTCAGCTCCTCCCCTTCCCATGCCAGCTGCCTGTGCTTGTTGTGCTTGATCTGCTGCTGCCTGGTACTGACCACTGGTTGGGTCTGCTCCCATTGCAAATGCTCTTTCCTGCATATTTCTTCTTGCAGCCTGAAATTCTGGTTGTTGAACAGAAGTAACAAAGCTTTCTACATTCTCAAAAGCAGTTGGGCTCTTCATTGAAAAAATATCAGACATATACTGATTCTCGAAAGGGACGTAGTATTGTTGATAAAGATTAAACCTTTGTGCAGCAATAGAGGCTAAAGCCTTCTGTGATTTTGTATCTTTTATTGTTGTTGATCCGCCGCCTCCACTCATTATAACTCCTTTTCCACTATGTATAATTTCGTTTTATAATCCTTGTGAGATAATGCTTGAGCTAGACCTCTCCATGGAGTCCAGAGTTCAACTCTGTTACATCCTCTCTCTCTTGCCATTTCTTCTATGTATTCCATGTACATCTCGTTAGCATCTCCTCTTCTATCGTAAGCCACCCAAATAAGTAACGACTTTGTTGGACTGAACATTGCTGGCTTTTCTTGTAAAACAATAAAGCTCTCACACGGTTCTTGCTCTATATCTATATAAAGCTCTGCTACTCCGTTCACTATAGCAGTATATATGTCCTCTGGTCGCCAATCTGGGTTTGCTTCTTTTTTTATTTCCCGTAAGCCACGCTTGACGGAATCCCAGTAAACTCTTATATCAACTTGGGTTAACATTTCTCTTGTAAGATATCATTAAATTGCATAATTATGTACCATTATATTACTAATTAAGCTGGTTCTGTAGGGAATGTTACATCATCTATAGAAGTCGCATCTGAATTATTAGATGGCAGATCCCTTAATGCTTGTCTATAAGTTGACCATTCTGTTTTTTTATTATCTGTCAAAGGGCTATCTGGAAATTGTGTCCAATCTGA